GGGCTTTGCAGTCTGTTCGTCCGAGACTCCAATGGCTGGCCCATGAGCTATGGCTGTCTACTCAACATCCCGTCCTACAACAGCAGTCAGGACGGCGGGGCCATGCAGATCCTGTCGCCCTACATCGACAGCTACACCGACGGCGGGCAGTTTATCTGGCGAATCGGCAGATATCCGAACTTGGGCTGGTCGGACTGGCAAACTGCGGTCTCCCGTGAGCACCTTGATAGCCAGCTGTCCGCCCTCGACAGCGAGCTGACCCAGGCCATAGCCACCAAGCTGAACGCTTCCAGCTTCACCGCCGGCGCGGTTCTTTCTCTGCTTCAAGGCAACGCGGGCTCAGGCTCAGGCCTGGACGCCGACACGGTCGACGGCTATGAGGCGGCCGCTTTTCTTCGGGTGAGCCAGAACGGGTCTGATATTCAGAACAAGGCTGCATTCCGAACCAGCCTTGGCCTGGGCAGCGCGGCGACGGAGAACGCCGGGGCCTTCGCTACAGCCGCTCAAGGAGCCAAGGCCGATGGGGCCTTGCAGAGGGGTCAGAACGGCGCCGATATCCCGGATAAGCAGGCGTTTATCGCTAACCTGGGGATTGGCGGCGGCAGTGGCCGTCGAATCGGCGAGCCTTTTCCACTGTGGGACCACATGAACGGCGTGAGCCCGCCTGATAACAGCGGCGCGGAGAAATACATCCGGCTGACCGCAGGCCAGACCGGCAGCGGGCAGTACAACCATGGCCTGTTGAATAGCGAGTCTGTGTCCGGCGCCGCGCCTTTGATCGAGGCCACGGCCCAAATCGCCACGGGCCCCCTCCAGGGTGAGCCCGTGCACCTGATTAACACAGAAGAATCGTTTGTGCGCGCCCGGGGGCCCTCCGGCGTTCTGCAGATGGATCAGCTTCAAGACCACCAGCACGGGTTTAGTTCACGGTCTGACATGGCAACGGGGGGCGGCGTTCGCATTTATCGGAGCACGGGCAGCAGTCTAGGAGGTGGCGTAAAAGAAGGGCGCGTTGGGGGTGAAACCCGCAGCAAAAACGTTTCCGCAACTTGGTACATGAGGGTCGAATAATGCCATACCTGTCAGGATGCAAAGTAAGCACTGGCCCCCTTGATAATGGCATCGAGATTACCGAGGGCGACTATCAAGAGGCGCTGTCGGCCATGGTCGCCGGCCGGAAGGTCTGCGCCCGTGAAGGGGAAATGCTGATTTACAGCGGCGCGACGCGAACCGTCTATCGCAAGGCCTCCGGCCACGTTGTGGAGATTGCCCAGGAGGACGAGACCCCCGATGACTGCACCGCCGAGCCGCCGGCCGAGTACCAAGTCTGGGGCGATCGCGGCTGGGAGACTGACCTGCCTCGCCTGGCGGAACTGGTGCGAGCTGACCGGGAAGTGCGTCTAGCAAGCGCCATTGTCCTTCGCGACCGGCACCGCGATGAAATAGAGCTGGGCCTCCCCACTACTATTACGAGCGGCATGTACAACGAGGTCCTGGTCTACATTCAGGCTCTCAGAGACGTTCCGCAGCAGCCCGGTTTCCCTGAGAGCTTCGAGTGGCCAATATCACCCCTGTGAATACGGGCTTCGGCACTGCCAGGAGGGCTGCGTTTCCATCGACGCGGCCCACGCTCTCACAGCCTCTGCCATACGCTCGGTGCCGCTCTTGCCCGAGTACAGCGCCTCCCCGGTGGCGCCTCCCCGATCATCGGGGTACAGCTCAACGACCAAGTAGGTCACGTCAAGAAAGGGGCCGTGCAGCCCAAAGGTAATGCGTGCGCCGCCGGAGACCTCGTAAAAGCTGCCGATCACCCGGCCGTACTCGCTGGCGGCAAAGCACTCCTCGATTTTTGAAGTGAGCGCCGGCTCAACAACCTTCGGCGGATAATCGGACTCCACGCTCAGCTCGTAGCCCGCGGTTCTTACGTCTTGAACCGTTGTCGTGCACCCGGAGATAGCGACGCCGGCGGCCGCAAGCAATAGTAACTTCTTCATAGCAAGTTCCTTGAATAAGACCTGCGCATCATAACGACCCAGCCCTGGGGATGCTATTTCGAGCAGATTATTGCCTGTTTCCTTGAAAGGTAAGTAAGTGCTGACTTACACTATAGGCTCACCGCCCCAAGAGAATGTCGGGTATCGACGATGACCGAACAGCTCAAGAGTTATGCCGAGATCATGCAACTGGTCAACGATACCGCTGACAGGGCGGCAGGCAAGGCAGCTGAGTCCGTCAAGACGGAGATCCAGCTGGAGATGGCGCTCCAGGAGAAGCGCCTTTCAGACAGCCTCCACAAGATGATCGTCCAGAAGCTCGACGAGCACCTGGGCGGCATGCCTCCCCACGAGCACTACAGCCAGCATCAGCGGATCAGCGCTTTTCTGGAGGCGGTCGGCACTCTCCGCATGTCCTTCTTTACCAAATTGGTGAGCATCGCCGCGGTGTTCACCGCCGGCGCTGTCGCCATGAAGCTGATGGGATAATTATGACCGAGCAATGGCCTACCAACTTCCCGCGGCACGAGTTCGAGCGATCCGCCACCGCAACCCGCTACGGCATCGACAATCGCATTCCCAATGCCCTACTCCCCAATGCCCTACGCCTGGCCCGCTGGCTGCAGGTTCTCCGTGACCGCCTCAGCGCCGCCCACGGCCATGACGTCCCGGTGTACTTCTCGTCCGCCTTTCGCTGCAAGCGCCTGAACCGCAAGATCCGCGGATCAAAGACCAGCGCGCACATGAGGGCTTTGGCGGTGGATATGCACGCGGTGGGCCTGACCCCGGCCGAGCTGTTCACCTTTATCCGCGAGGAAATGGGCGACATGGGCTGGGACCAGGTCATCCTTGAGCACAACCAGTGGGTCCACCTTGGCCTCTCGAACCCGCCGGCCCTGCAGCGAGGCGAGGAGCTGATCGCTTACAAGGTCGGGAAGAAGACGCACTACCGGTGGGCCAGCTGATGGGCGAGATCCTCAGAAAGACCAGCATCGACGACAAGATCGCCGTGGCCCTTGTCTGCCTCATGGGCGTTGGCCTGGCACTCGCCACCGGCTTCCTGCTGATCAACAAGATCACCGGCGACAACTGGACCACCCTGTGCCTCGCCCTGTTCGGCGCCTGTCAGGTGGGCAACTCCGTCAAAGCACTTGGGCAGGCCCGGTCTTGAAGTTCCTCCCTCACCTGCTGCTGGTCGGTCTCATTGCGTGCCTGGGGTCTTATTTCTACGGGCACCGAGTTGGGTACCAGAAAGCAGATAGGAGCGCCCAGGTCGACGCGCTGACGCAAGAGAACGCGGGTTTGAAGCGCGCCCTCGACGAGCAAGATCGCTCCCACCAGATCGCCATGGAGATCCTCAACGAGCTCTGGGCCGACGAGCTCAAGATCAAAACCGAAACCCGCTACATCACCCGGGAGGTGGTCAAGCATGTCACGCCTGAAATGGACCAGTTTTGCGCTCAGCCTGCTGGCGTTGTCCGCCTGCTCAACCAGGCCCGGCGAGGTGACGAACTACTGTCCGAAGATGGACGAGGGTCTGCTCAAGCGACCGGACCCTCTGCCTCTGATCCCGCTGGACACGACCACTCTGGAGGGTGATCCCGCGGCGTCCCTAAAGATCATCCTGGAGGCCGATGCGGAATTGGCCGGCCAGTGCCGAATCACCAACCGCCGCCTCAATGCGCTCATCGACGCGGTGCTGAAAGCGCAGGAGAAAGCCAATGCCCGAGAAGATCGCCACGAGCAATGAGGATTTCGCGGCCGTCTATAACGACGTCCAGCTGTTCCCCTCAGTCGAGGCCGTGGCCCAGGAGCTCGACCTCAGCTACCAGCGAGTAAAGAACCGGGCCAGCCAGATGAAGGCCCGGCGAGAGGCTGGCGATACTTCCCTGCCCCAGCTGATCGACCGCGGCCGCCGCAACAACACCGCCCCAGCCTACGACGCCACCAAGCAGTTCTACCCCCACTGGACCGAAGACGATTGCATCCGTGAGCTCAAGCGGGTCCAGGGCCTGGAGCCTGAGAAGTTCCTCACCCGCACGCAATTCCGCAACCAGACGATCGTCACCGACTCCACCTGGAACCGGTTCTTCGGCACCTTCCAGGAGTTCAAGCGGGCCGCCGGCCTGGATCTGAACCGTCACCAGTCGCAGCTCGAAAAGCACATCGCCAGCCACAGCTCGGTGGACCACTACCGCGAGGCGAACCGCCGACACGAATGGGGCAACGACTACGAGCGCAAGAGTGGCAGCCGCTTCCAGACCATGCTGCTCTGCTCGGATCTCCACGACCACGATGTGGACCCCTTCTATCTGCGGGTGCTCCTGGACACCGCAAAGCGCGCCCAGCCCGATACCGTGGTGTTCGTTGGCGATGTGTTCGACCTCCCGGAGTTCGGCCGCTACGGCGTCGACCCGCGCAGCTGGGACCCAGTGGGCCGTATCAAGTTTGTCCACGAGCAGATTTACCGGCCGCTGCGTGAGGCCTGCCCGGACGCCCAGATTGACCACATCGAAGGCAACCACGAGCACCGCCTCCTGCGGCACCTGGCTGACGCGACCCCCGCCCTGCAGACCGTCCTGTCTGACCTGCATGGCCTAGCCATTCCCGACCTGCTCGGCATCAAGCAGTTCGAGATCAACTACATTTCCAAGGCTGACCTCGCCGCCCGCAACAAGCACGCCGTGGCCAAAGAGATCGGCAAGAGCTACCGGGTCTACCACGACTTCTTCCTGGCCCACCACTTCCCCTACGCCGCCAGCTGGGGCATGCCGGGGGTCAACGGGCACCACCACAACCACGTCTGCAAAACCCTGTTCGACCCGCGCACCGGCCCCTATGAGTGGCACCAGATGGCCGCCGGCCACAAACGCGACGCGGAATACTGCGAGGGCGAGAAGTGGAGCAATGGCTTTGTGCTGGCGCACCTGGATGTCGAGAAGAAAAGCGCCGTCATCGAGCACTGCGAGATCCGCGACCACGCGGTGATCGGTGGCAAGTGGTACACCCGGCTCCCCAGCGAGGCTGTGTGACCGGCGAAGTTAGTAAGCGCTAACCCAGCAAGAGCAGTTTAAGGAGCTGAAATGTCCAAGAGTCGGCGGAAGCAACAACGGCGCCAGGAGCGCCGCTCCGAGCAGTCTGACCCGCAACCGCATGTCGTGCCGATGCACAGCAAGCCCAACCCCAAGCCGGTCGAAGCGCAGACCGAGGCCCAGGGCCACTACATCCTGTCCATTCAGACCAACGTGTGCACCTTCGGGGTTGGCCCCGCGGGCACCGGCAAGACCTACGTCGCCGCCGCCATGGCCGCCGAGCACCTGCGCGACCGTAAGATCGACCAGGTCATCATCACCCGCCCCGCCGAAGACTGCGACGAGGATCTGGGCTTTCTGCCGGGCGAGCTGGACGAGAAGTTCGCGCCCTACTTCGAGCCCGTCCGCGACGCTCTGGAGGACGTGCTGGGCAGCGGCAACCTGCGGGCGATGATCGCCGGCGGCCGCATCCAGCCCATCCCCCTGGGGCACATGCGCGGCAAGAGCTTCAAGAACACCTGGATCATTCTCGACGAGGCCCAGAACACCACCCCGCGCCAGATGAAGATGCTGCTCACTCGGATCGGCCACAACTGCAAGGT